GGCACCAGCGCCTGCAAAGCGCACCAAGGTTAAATAATGCTGCTAGACCTGCCCACAGCCAAGGCGCATTTGCGTGTTGACAACGCAGCCGACGACGCGCTGATCACGCTGTACATCAATGCGGCGGAGCAATCGGCGGCTGAGCACTTAAACCGCCGCTTGTATGTGGACCAGGCCGCGCTTACGGCCGCCGTGGCCGCTGTGCCCGCCGTGCTTGCCGTTGCCAGCGCCACCTACGCCGCCGCTGTAGCTGCCGCTTTGCTGATGGTTGACCTTGTTGAGCAGGACGCGGCCACTGTTGACGCAGAGCAGTCTTACACGGCAGCGCAGACCGTTGCGCGCGAGACACGGGCGGGCATGGTCATCAACGACGTCATCAAAGCCGCGATATTGCTGATGCTTGGGGATATGTACGCATCGCGTGAAGATACCGTAATTGGCGTCAGCGTTTCACCACTGCCCACCGGCGCGCGGGCATTGATGCGGCCTTACCGCGCAGGCATGGGCGTATGAAAGCGGGCACGCTCGACCGCCGCATCCGCATCGAGGCAAAAACGGTGACGCAAGACCCGGACTATGGCACTGAGACGATCGCCTGGGCCACCTTCGCCACCGTCTGGGCCAATGTGCAGGAAGTACTGCCCAGCAAGAGCGAAAGCCAAGCCGAGGGCATACGCATTGCAGAGCGCCCCGCCCGCGTTCGCATGCGGTATCTGGCGGGCATCACCAGCGACATGCGCGTGGTCTGGCTTGACCGTGATAACCGGGTGCTGAAGATCATTGCTGGCCCGGCTGAGCTGGGGCGGCGCGAGGGGATTGAGCTGATGTGCGCCGAGTATTCAACCGCCGGGGAGGCCGCGTAATGGCTGAAGTTGTTGTCAAAGGCCTGGCAGAGCTGCAGGCGTTTTTGTCAGCCCTCCCCGCAAAGGTCGAGGCCAATATCATGCGCAGCGCCTTGCGCCAGGGCGCCAACGTTGTCAAAGACCAGGCCAAGGCCAATGTGCCGGTGGCCAGCGGCTTGCTACGCGACGGCCTGAAGGTATCCACACGTTCGCGCCGTGGTGTGGTCACTGCCAGCGTCAAGGCCACCGGCAAACACGCCTACATTGCCCGCTGGGTGGAGTACGGCACCGCTGCGCATGAGATCGGCACCAAGGACGGCGGCAGTTTGTTTTTTGGCGGTACGTTTGCGCAAAAGGTACAGCACCCCGGCCAGCGACCAAAACCATTTATGCGACCCGCACTTGAGGGCAAAGCGCAAGAGGCATTGGTGGCTGTGGGTGAAGCCATCAAAAAGCGCCTGACAAAGCAGGGCCTGAATGTCGCTGGCGTGGAGATCGAAGCATGAGCGGCGCTGCAATAGCACGCCAGCTACTCATAGCCCGCGCCGGGTTAACCGCGCTTGTCCCGGCTACACGAATCATTGCCGGCGTTATCCCGCAGGCAACGCTGCTGCCCGCCATCGGTATCACCGAGGTCGTCAGCACCGACCGCATGACGCTTAAGGGCTCGGCATTTATCAAGGTTTACGAAACCGTGCAGATCACTGTGCTGGCAGCCAGCTATCCAGCCTGCAAAGCCGCTATGGCACAGGCCAGGAAGGCGTGCAGGGACTTTGTAGGCGACATAGGTAGCTATACAGCCATCACCTGTCATCTCGGCTCAAAAGGGCCAGATTTTCAAACCGACACGGGCATCGTTGCCCAGACGCACGACATACGAATAACTTTTAGCGAGGCTGCTACGTAGCAAGCCCGCAACCAGTTTGCCCGCAAGGGCAAAGAGCCAGCCAGCCCAAGCATTCCGCCCGGCTGGCTTTTTTTATTTTCAAGAAAGGTAAATCATCATGCCAGCAAATACAGGCGTTGCAACCAGCGCAGGGTCAACATTCTCAGTCGTCGCGGCAGGCGCAGCGCCAGCGGCATTTGACGCGGCGGGCTATGCCGCGCTGACGTGGGTGCCAGTCGGCGAGATTACCGACCTGGGCGAGTTTGGGCGCGAGTACAACCTCGTCACTCACAACCCGATTGGCAATCGCGCCACGCAAAAGTACAAAGGCAGCTTCAACGAAGGGACGATCAATCTGCAACTCGGCCTGCAAACCGACGACGTGGGCCAGATCATCGTCAAGGCTGCCTTGATTTCTGACCTGAGTTTTGCTTACCGCGTGGTCACCCAAAACGGCGATGCGTACTACTTTCAGGCTCAGTGCATGAGCTTCAAGGTCGGTGTCGGCTCTGTTGACCAGATCACCGGCGCCACCGTCACGCTTGAGCTGACCACCAGCAGCGCCGGTGTTGGAATCGTCGAATCGTTGGTCGCTTAAGTTTCCAGACCTACCCTTTGCCACGACCCGGCTCGTTTCACTTCTTTGCGGGAGTGGGCGGGCTGGGTACGGGCTTTTTTTAACTCCCGCAAATTGAAAGTAAGTAATCATGGACCTCAGAAAAATCGCCGTAGAAGAAACCAGCACCCTGCACCTGCTTGACGCAGCTGACAACCCCCTGTTTGACGGCAGAGACAAGCCCGTCAGCGTCACCCTGTACGGCCCTGGCTCAAAGATGTATGCCAAGGCCCAGGCCGCACGCAACAACCGCGTGATGGACAAGCTGCGCAAAAAGGGCAAAGCCGACCAGACGGCAGAGCAAACCGCCGCTGAGAATGCCGAGTTTCTGTCAGCCTGCACCGTCAGCATGGAAAACATCGAGTACGACAAGCTCACCGGCGAAGCGCTTTTCAAGGCCGTGTACTCAGATACATCCATCGGCTTCATCGCCGAGCAAGTCGGCAAGCACTTGGGCGATTGGGCCAATTTCTCGAAGCCTGCGGTGAAGGCTTAATCCAGCACGTCAAGTACTGGGCGTGGCTAAACACCGCGCCCGTATCTGAGAAAAAGCAGACGATCGGCAAAGTCAAAACGTTCACGCGCCTGCAAAAAATGCGCGCCGACCGTAAAGACGACGACTACACGCCGGACATGCCCGAGATTGAAGGCCATCAGCAATTGATTGGCTATTTGTGGGACTGCGGGCCGTGCAGCGCAGGCGGGATGGGTGAGGCGCCGCTGAGCCATCAAGACATTTGGTGCTGGCAAGAAAACAGCGGCATCGAGCTGAACGCATGGGAGGCGCGCACTTTGCGCCGCTTGTCCGGTGAGTACTTGGCGCAGTGCCAGGCATCGACCAGCCCTGAATGCCCGTCACCCATTGCACCGCCTGAATTGAGCGATGACGAACGAAACCGCGTAGCTGAAAAAGTAAAGGGAGCGTTTCAGATGCTGATGACAACACGACCGAATCGCTAATTCGCGGCTTCCCCGGCTGCTACGAAAAGCGGGTATTTCAAGCGCAGCATAAATACTGGCGTGGCTTTTACCTCATCGGCGTTTATCCATGTTTCAGATAGCGACCACGAGACTTTTTCTATTTTCCGCAAAGCAATGTTTGAGCCGTGAACAAAGTGGAAATTGCCGACATAGGCCGCAAAGACCAGAAGTAGGGCAACAAAGATGGCGGCCTTCGTTTACGTTTTCATCGGTTGCGGCGGGTGGTTGTAGTGATCCATAGCAAAAGTCCTAAAAAGGAAAGGAATACATGATAGCTGGTCAACTCGAAATTGTCTTGCTCGCCAACATGGCACGGCTGCAAGCCGACATGGACAAAGCAAAAGGTGCCGTCGGCGGAGCCATGTCGTCCGTCGTCAAATCGGTTGAGCAGGCAAAGAATGCTCTTGCCGGACTGGGTGTCGGTCTTGGAGTCGGAGCATTTGCTTCGCTCATAAAAAGCACTATAGACGCGGCTGACAACCTCAACGACCTCAGCAAATCAACAAGCATCGCCGTGGAACAACTCGCTGGCCTAAAGCTGGCCGCAAAGCAAGCAGGCGGGGACCTTGACAGCATCGCTGCTTCGATAAATAAATTGTCGGTAAACATGGGCAAAGACGCTGAAAAGTTCAAAGCCCTTGGGGTTTCCGCAAAAGACCCACTTGAAGCCTTCAAGCAATTGTCTGATGTATTTGTATCCATAAAAGACCCTCAATTACGCGCTGCTGTCGGCGCGGCGGCGCTTGGCAAGTCGTGGTCCGGGGCCGCGCCGTTGCTGGCAGAAGGCTCAGTAAAAATTCAAGAGATGGTCGATAAGGGAGCGAAGTTGTCCGGCATGACAAAAGAGATGGCCGAGAACTCAGATGCGTTCAACGACAAACTCGCAGAATTGGTAGGCACAGGCGGCCTTATGAACGGCATTGTTGCTCCGTTACTGCCACTGTTCAACACTCTCGCGGATGGCCTACTGAAGACCCGCGATAACACTGTAAAGCTCGACTCGTCTTTTAATCCGCTGCTGGAAACTGCTAAGGCGGTGGTGGTTTTATTTGGCAATGTAAGTTACGTCCTAAAAACCGTCGGCAATGAAATGGGCGGAATGGCGGCGCAGATGGCCGCGCTTGCCGGGTTTGATTTCAAAGGGTTTTCGGCCATAGGCGATTCTATAGAAGCGGACGCCGCCAGCGGCAGGGCCGCGTTCGACAAGTGGGAGGCGGGCATTTTAGCGATCGGCACCGCTGCCGGCAATGTGGCTCCTGTAGTCGCAAAACTTACAGCCGCCGAGATTGCCGCTGCGAGAAAGGCCGCTGATGCCGCAGCCGCACGAGCCGCAGCATTTTTAAAAGAAAGCAAAGAGAAAAAGGACGCCGTTGATAAGCAAATAAAAGCCTACGCCGATCTGATTGCAAAGATTAACGAGAAAATTGAGATTGACAAGCTAGAGGCGGCGCTAGGCCGCAAACTAAACGAGGAAGAAACGCAGGCCATCGAAATCAA